CTGCGGCCTGAAGTTTGAGATCGTCCCAAAAGAGCCGTACGCCGAGCCGGACGCCAGGTGCAAAAAGATACAGGCCTGCCTGGCATTGCCGGACGGAGAGAATCCCTGGAACGACTGGCTCCGGATGCTCCTCGAGGATTTGTTTGTAATTGACGCACCCTGCGTCTATCCGCGCAAGACGATAGGAGGCGACCTGTACGCACTCGAGCCAGTAGACGGAGCCACGATCACGCGCAAGATCGATCAGGGAGGAAGAACCCCGCTGCCGCCAGAGATAGCATACCAGCAGGTGCTCAAAGGACTGCCAGCAGTCAACTACACCCGCGATGAACTGATCTACAAACCGAGGAATAAGCGCACCAACAAGCTCTACGGATACAGCCCGGTCGAACAAATCCTGATGACCGTCAACATTGCCCTACGCCGGCAGTTGAGCCAGCTGCAGTTTTACACAGAAGGCACCACGCCGGACAGCATCTACAGCGTCCCGGCAGATTGGAACCCTGACCAGATCAGGGAGTTCAAGGAATACTGGAACGAAACCCTCGAAGGTAACACGGCAGAGCGCAGAAAAGCGCAATTCATCCCTGGAGGCGTGACAGCCATCAACACGAAAGAGGGATTGATCAAAGACGAATACGATGAATGGATCGCACGAATCGTCTGCTACGCATTCAGCGTCCCAGCAAACGCTTTTATTAAGCAGCAGAACCGCGCCACAGCACAAACATCACTCGACCAGGCAGTAAGCGAAGGGCTGATGCCAATCCTCGATTGGGTAGCCTCCCTGGTCGAAGTGATCATCATCAAGTGCTTCGGATGCACCGACCTGCAGCTCAAGTGGATCGACAGCAAGGATCCCGACATGGCGCAGGAAGCCACGATCAAACTGCAGAACGCACAGGCAGACCAGATCGACATCAACACAGGCGTGCTCGACATCAATGAAGCCAGAATAAACAGAGGGCTCGATTCCCTATCACCGGCAGAGATCGAAAAGCGGAAACCCGCGCCGCCGCCACAACTCGCAGCATGCGCAACGGACAATGGAGCGAAGCCTGCGCCGGATGAGAAGCAAAAGCCAGACGCCACGATCAAGGAGCCAGCTCAGAAGTTAGGTAAATCCACCGATGGAAGCGCCAAAAACAGAGAAAAAGCCCCGGTAAATTTACCAGGAATCGATGCCCTTCAAAAAAAAAAGGCCAGACTACACTCGCACCCCTTGACCGTGACCGGCCCGCGATACTGAAACTCGAAGCTGGCTTGAAGAACTTTGTCGAAGGATACCTGAAGAAGAAAGGGAAAGTGATAGCCAAACAGGTCGTAGAGCTTTACACCGCGATCGGCAAAGCAGACACCACGGATGATGATCAGGCAGACAAACTAATCAGCCAGGTCGATATCGACTTTGCCGACCTGGTGCCAGACCTTATAGACCAACTCTCCGGGATAGCCAAAGAAGGGGTAAAGGCGGGCGCTGTTCAAATATCCCTTACCGAGACGAACGCAACTAACCTGGCGAACGAAAGAGCAGAGGAATGGGCAGCAGACCGCGCCGCCGAACTGGTCGGCATGAAGTGGATCGACGGGGAGTTGGTGGTTAATCCAAATGCAGAGTGGAGTATCGCCGAATCTACCAGAGACATGATCTATAAAGACGTTGAGGGGGCAATTTCGGATGGCTGGAGTAACCAGAAATTGAGAGACTCAGTCATTGAGAATACCGGTTTTTCCAAAGAACGCGCCATGATGATTGCCCGGACAGAAACAGCGATTGCGGACACCCAGGGCAACAAAGCCGCGTATCTCGAAGCAAAAGGCGCAGGATTGGACGTGAAATGGCAGTGGATGACCGCAGGTGATGATCTGGTTTCTGAGGAGTGCGAGATGAATGATCAAGCTATCGCAGAGATAGGAGAGGCATTTCCGAGCGGGGCAACGGAGCCACCGCAACATCCTAATTGCCGCTGTGTTTGCGCTCCGCGTGTAGGATCAGCCGTCGAAGAGTAGATACCCATACCAACAATCAGCCCTGCGTAGTCGGGGCTTTTTATTACGCTACTTTTAACAAACTATTTTTTTATTCCAACAGAATCACCACACCCCGCAATACCTCCGCTCACTTTGTCCGCAAAACGCGCACTCGTCCCGGGTAGATTTTAAGAAAAGGTCAGAAAACCACTTAAAAGAAACCCAAGAATCATATGAAATTTTATGGAGCGATCACCAAGACGGAAGAGATGGATGACGGCACTATCAAAGTATGGGGAACTGCATCATCCGAAGCCATCGATTCCGACGGAGAGATAATCACAGCGGAGGCCATGAAAGCCGCCATTCCTGATTACATGAAATTCGGAGGAACTGGCGCCGTCAGGGAAATGCACAAAGCGGCAGCTGCCGGTACAACTTTTGAGATTGAAGTGCTGGATGACGGCACGACAAGTATAGGGACACACATCGTCGATCCTGTCGCAGTCAAGAAAGTTAAAACCGGAGTTTACAAAGGCTTCAGCATAGGCGGCAAAGTTACCAGCAGAGACGAACTCAAAAAGACAACTGTGACCGGCCTGAAGCTGGTGGAGATTTCCCTGGTTGATAGACCAGCAAACCAAGACGCGATTTTTTCTCTGGTGAAGTTTGAGGAAGGCGAAGAACACGACATCAAGAAATACGCAGGCGAGCAGATTTATGACGCATCACAAGCTCTTGAGGCCCTCAGAGCTGTCTTTTATCTCTACAGCAAAGAACTATCAGAGACCGTAGAGAATCCCGATCAAGTGGAGGCTTTGAAATCCGTGATAGATAACCTCAAGGCATTTATTGCATCTGAGATCAAAGAGCCGGACAATAGCGCAGATGCCGGCTTTATCGCCTACGCCGCCACTACCGACGACCTCCACAAAGCAGGCGCCGAGATCAGCGCGAAGAACAAAAAGACCGCGCAGGCGATCCATGACCACGCCGTGAGCTTGGGCGCTTCTTGCACTCCGGACGCAGAGAAAGCCGAAGGAAGCGATGACCTGCAGAAAGTACAGCCCGAGCGGGACGATTTACAGAAAGCCTACGACACCCACACCGCAGCCCTGGAGTCAATCAGCAAGGCATGTGGCGAAGCGGGATGCATCGAGGGAGGATTAATCCCCGACTTCATCAAGGGCCTGAAGGAAGAACTCGACACGATCAAAGCAAAACCAGCACCAGCGAAAGCGGTCCTGAGCACCATCGCGATCGGCAAAACCGCAGATAGCGTAGGCTCAGACCTCACGCAATACGATGACTGCGTAGTGAAAAACGCCGACGGGACGGTGAACGAAGCCGCAAGCCTTATGAAAGCAACCCGCAGAGGGCTGGCATAAAAAACAACAAATCTAAACCAAACAAAGCGATGAACGGAAGAATGATCAAAGACACCCTGGATCTTATCAAGACCTCCAGGACTCAGCCGGACAACATCATCAAGGCGTACACTCAGCCAGGCTCTGCAACCACCGGCATGCAGGCGTATAACCTCCAGGCTCCATCGTTGAAGCTGTACCCGGTACTTACCCCTTTCAGGAACACGATTCCCAGGGTAGGCGGCGGTTACGCAATTCAGGCGAACTGGAAAGCATTTACAGGCATCAACACCGCCGGTACCCGCGGGTCTTTACAGGAAGGCAAAAGAGGCGGCGTGATCAGCACTTCACAGAACGAATACCTCGCAGCCTTTAAAGCCCTCGGCATCGAGCAGAGTATGACATTCGAATCCGGCTACGCAGCCCAGGAGTATGAAGATCTGAAATCCCTCAGTGCGATCCAGGCTCTGCAGGCTTTGATGATCGCCGAAGAGCGCACCATCCTGGGAGGCAACGCCACAGGCATCACCCTCGGTACAACAGCGACACCAACCCTGGTTCTGGGATCAAACGGATCAGGATCACTGACCAACGCCACTACTTATAGCGTCATCGCCGTAGCGCTCACGCTGCAGGCATACCTTGACCTCGCAGGAGCAAACAACGGCGCAATCGGCCAGAGCTTCGTCGCATCAACCGCAGCTGTCCAAGGCCAGGTAACGCGTGCTAATGCTGACGGGACAACGACCGCCTACAACTCCGGGACCGGTCAAAAATCGGCAAACGCAACAATCCTAACAACCGGCGCAAACCAGAGCATCCAGGCCTCCGTAACCGCGCAGGCTGGAGCAGCAGGATACGCATGGTTTATCGGATTGGCAGGCTCTGAAAAGCTGGCCTACGTTTCCACCATCAACAGCGTAGTTCTTTATGGCGCACCAGGCTCTGGGCAGCTTGCCTCAGCACTGACCGCAGCGGATTTCTCGCTTAACCCCCTCGACTTTGACGGCCTATTTGCACAAGCGCTCAAGAGCGGATCAGGAGCATACGTCGCAATTCAGCCAACCGGCACCGTAGGCGTAGGCACACCGCTGACATCAGATGGCGCAGGCGGAATCGCCGAGTTCAATACCGCCTTTGATTATTTCTGGAGCATGTACCGACTAAGCCCTACTCGGATATACGTGTCCTCCCAGGAGAACAACAACATCTCCAAGAAGATCGTCGCCAACGGAGGCGTCCCACTTCTTCGAGAAGTTATCAGCGCCGATGCACAGGGCCAGCTCAGGAGCGGATTCAACGTGACCAGCGTCATGAACCGCGCGATGAACGTCGATGTACCGATCACCGTACACCCGAACATGACGCCAGGCACGATCCTGTTCTACACCGACTCGCTGCCTTACCCGCTACCGAGCATGAACGCGATAATCCGAATCCTTACCCGCCAGGATTACTACCAGGTGGAATGGCCAGTGGTTACCCGTCAGTACAACTTCGGAGTTTACGCGGACGAGGTGCTCCAGCATTACGCACCATTCTCGATGGGCGTTATCAGCAACATCGCCAACGGATAAAGCCAGCTTTCAGAAACCGCCCTGCTGAGAGGCAGGGCAAATTTTACAGATATGATCAAAATGAAACTGCCAGCCGGAAGCCACTCCGTGAGTTTCGAGGGAGTGGAATACAAGGGAAAAAAAGGCATCGTCGAGGTGCCAGAGGAAGCAGAACAGACGCTTTACAGCTTCGGACTCCTGACGGTCGGAAAGAATGTGCCAGACGAAGAACAAGAAACCAGGCCAGCGCCTGATCCTGATCCAGCGCCTGCATCCATTGAGGCAGCAGCCGAGGAACAGCTGGCGCCGGAAGCCGTAGAGGAAAAACCAGCTGCGCCAGCAGCGCCAACGGAGTAACCTGTGCCAGACTTGTGCGTGCTTGCCGACGTTAAAGCATACCTGGGATTGACATCCAGCGCCGATGACGCCGTACTATCGTCGATCATCTCAGCAGAGAGCGCATTCATCCAGGGAATGCTTAACCGGCAACTTGCAGTACTTCCTTACACGGATCAGTTCTGTGGCGGAGGCAAGACCGGGCACAAGCTGTACCAATCCCCATGCGGGACGGTCACATCGGTAACCGTGAACGGATGCGCGATACCGGCGACCACAAGCTCAACGGCCGCAGGGTACATGGTCATAAAGGACAACGTCGTTCTTTTCGGCTACACCTTCAGCCGAGGGAATTACAACTGCGTGATAACCTACACCGCCGGAATCACCTGCCCGCCAGATGTAGCGCATGCATGCCTTGAACTGGTGGCGCTGAAATACAAGGAGAAGGATAGGGTAGGACTTGCGAGCAAGGGCCTGGCAGGGGAAACCACAAGTTACGTCACATCGGCAATGCCTGAGCACGTGAAAGCAATCCTGAAAAACTACAGGAGAATCGTGCCGTCATGATCACAGCAAAACTGGAGAACGGGAAGGAACTCACGAAAAGATTCAAGGACTCCATCCCGGAGATCCAGAACGGCGTGCAGAAGGAAATCATGCGGCTGGCGCTCAAGATGACCGGTAAAGTTATGGGTAAGCTGAGTGGTGATGTTTTGAGGGTAAGGACTGGCCGGTTAAGACGATCAATCCACCCTGAATGGGATTTCAAGCAGGGGTACTCAGGCGCAACAGTCGGAACAAATGTCGAGTACGCGGGTATTCATGAGTACGGGTTCAGCGGCTCAGTTCTGGTTAAATCGTTTCAACGCGAAATGACGAAAGCCTTTGGTAAGCCGATATCACCCACGCAAGTGACGGTTAGGGCGCACACAAGAAATATCAACATGCCAGAGCGCAGTTTTCTACGGACAACATTGCGGGAAATGAACTCAGAGATCACTGACTCATTGCAGCTCGCTGTTACGAAGGAACTCAACAAGGTTAAACTATGACCCGTGAATCAATATACAGCGCTCTCTTCGCGAAACTTTCTGGCATATCAGGGCTTGTAACCGTGAGCCGGCGATTGAAGCATTATAGCGACGTATCGCCATCAGAGCAGCCGGCGATGTTTGTAACGCAGGCCGCGCAATTTGTCAAGCAAACAAAAGGACTCCCGTCACAGTATACGCTTGAGGCCAAAATCTGGGTTTACACGAACGATCCGGATCCGACGAAAGCCCCTGCACAAGCAATCAATGACATTATGGATCAGGTAGATGCAATTCTGAAGCCGACGACACCAGCCAACAAGCAGACGCTCGGCGGACTGGTGGAACACTGCTGGATTGACGGGGAGATTATAACGGATGAAGGGACGCTCGGAGATCAGTCCGTAGCGATCTATACCATAAAAATGCAAACAACAACATAAACAGGAAAAATCATGCCTCAATTCGTTTTCGGCCCCGGCAACATTTACGCGATCCCGCTTACCACTTACGACGGCACCGCAATTACCGTACCTACTCCCGTTCAGATCGGGACGCTTCAGGGCGGTTCCATAGACTTTTCGTGGGACATTAAAGAGCTTTATGGTCAGCGTCAGTTTCCTGTAGCCGCTGGTCGCGGAAAAGGTAAGATCGCAGGTAAAGCAACTTTCGCGCAGTTTAACGCTGCAGCCGTAAACTCTCTCGTTTTCGGTCAGACTCAGACAAGTGCTCTTTGCGCAATCGTCAACGACGTGACCGGCACGGCAATTCCTACGACTCCTTTCCAGATCACAGTAACCCCTCCGTTATCGGGCACTTACCTTAATGATCTTGGCGTCGTCATGAACGGCATCCCGATGACACAGGTGGCTTCAGGTCCAACAACAGGCCAATATTCTCACACGGCAGGCGTTTACACATTCGCCACCGCCGATGTCGGTCAGATTGTGTTTATCAACTACTCGTACACCGCTGTTGCAGCAACAGCTGCGGATTTGATTATTTCAAATCCGTTCATGGGATATGCGCCGACATTTTCAGTGTCGTTCTCGATAAACTATAACGGGAAAAACGGCACGATCATTCTCAACTCCTGCACGTCAAGCAAGTTCAGTGTTGCGACAAAATTAGATGACTTCGCTATCCCTGAATTTGATTTCACGGGCTACGCGGACGCGAACCAGAAAGTGGGACGTATTTCTTTCAGCGATAAATAACCGGTAAAAACACTATGGCTATAGTAACAATTAAGGGCGTGTCATTTCCTTTTTCTGGGGGCAAGTCTTTTGAGCTTGCCCCTCTGAATATCAAGGCGGTAAAAAACCTGCAGGCAGAGTATGGGAAATTCAACACATGGGACAAGCACGCCGCTGATCTTGACTTTGAATTTATGACGACAGTTGTACTGTATTCGCTCAAGAGGAACTACCCCGACATGACCGTTGAAGATGTTGATGAAATGGCAGATATAGGAATACTGATGAAGGCTTTTGTCGCAATCATGACCGTCATGGGCGCGGTAGCATCTGACGTGGTTGAGGGGGGGAAGAAGCCGGGGAAGAAATAGAAGATTGGGATGAGCTAACTATCCACTTGGTAATGAGCACAGGGATGAGTGCTCAACAAGTGGATGATTGGTTTGATTTTCCTCGGCTGAGGGTCTTTACAAGACACACGGACAAATGCCCGCCATCGTATATAAGCATAGCTAAACTTGCTGCTTATTTCGGAGTGTCGCAGCCATCAAAAACCGCGACACAAGCAGGGCAATCAATGCCGAACATTTCAAGCAAAGATAACGATTCCGCTATCGCTCAATTTATAACCATGCTGGGGTAATGGCAAACAACAACAGTGACACCAATATTGAAGTAGGGTTTGGAGCCAATACCGGGGAGCTCGAAGCTGGCGCGCAAAAAGCAGCTCAATCCGTACAGGACGCCACCGCAAAAATAAAAGCAGGCTGCGAAACTCTTTCTGTGAGCGCAAAAGCTGAAACCGAAAAGGCTGTTTTGTCTTTTCAGACTATGGGGACGCAAATAAAGGGGATCAGCGAACAGATATCCACAGCGATAAGCGGAATGACAGGCATGCTTGCTGTATTCGCCGGAGGGGCTGTATTTGCGGCGACGATCAAAGCGTTTCAAGATGAGGTAGGTCAGGCTCGGCAGTTGATGAATACTTTTGGAATGACAGCAGAGAAAGCGTCCATACTGAACACACAACTAAAACTTGTCGGTTTGACGTCTGAGGACTATACAGGCATGGCTCAAAAACTCGGACGACAAGTCAAGCAGAACGAGCAAGGGCTAAATGACCTTGGAGTTAAGACGAAGGATGTAAACGGGAATTATCTCGATCAGCAGACGATCATGAAGAACGCTACTGACGTGATGATGTCATATAAAGCCGGAACAGACCGTAACCAAGTGTCAATGCTCTTGTGGGGGCGTAACTCTCAGGACGCAATTAAACTCCAAAAGCTCAATAATGAGTCTATGGAGAAAGCGACAGAACTGGCTCAAAAGCTTGGCCTTGTACTCTCGGGGGAAGCGATGCAAGCGTCGAAAGAATACAAGGCGGAAATGAACGCGACGAAGATCGTCGTCGAGGGGTTTATGGCGAAGATAGGAGAGAGTCTTATCCCTTTACTCACGAAACTCGGTCAGCTATTCGTTCAGATAGGACAAGAGTTGTTCCCAATCTTCACCGCGGCTATTGATGTATCAAAAACGGCTGTAGATGGTCTCGGTACGATCATTAAAACCTTTACCGATAACACGATTAAGCTTTTCCATGACTTGACAGGCGAGAGCCATAAGGCGTTCGCGAAAGACATGCCGGACGACATGTGGTCGTGGAAGAACGTTGTCGAGATGGTAGGCGACGCTGTAGAGGGGATTTTCAGCACGATTGATAGGGCTTTGATTGAGCTGTTCGGCGACATCAGAATGGTCACTTTGGCATGGAGCACAATGTGGGCCGCATACGGGCAAGCCGTAAGCGGGAACTTCACAGGAGCTATGGATTCGGTAAAACAAGGATATAAAGAAGAGCAGAAAGTCATAAAAGAGACGGAGCAAGCTCTTAAAGATCAGGAAGCCGCTCAGCTTTCATCTGCGGCGAAACGGGCAGCAGCAGAGCGCGGAGTGGCTAAAGAAAGAGAAGCCGCGAATAACGGTAAAACGTATGACGGCGAATCAGGAAAGCGAAAGAAAACGGGAAAGACGAAAGGCGATGGTGAAGCGTCTTACATAGAGCAGTTAACCGCTGATCTGGACAAGCAAAAGCTTGAATATGAGCAATACTACGCATCAATCGGACAAATAAGAGAGGTTAGCAAACAGCAGGAAGCGAATTATTGGAAAGGTGCGCTTGATCAAACAGGATTAACGGAGAAAGAGCGCCTTGATATTTATACCAGGTACGCGAAACTGCAATTGCAGGTAGATAAGCAAGCTCTCAAAGACAAAGAGGAAAGAGGCAAGGCTGAGATTGAGATAGAGCGCACAACGCAGGACGGGATTATTGCTCTCGAAGAGGAATCGGCACGTCATGCAAACGCTCTGAACCTTACATCTAAAGAGGAATATCTATCTCAAGAGAAAAGCTTTTTAACGAAGAAATATGACATTGACGCCGCAGCCCTTCAAAAAGAAATAGACCTATACAAGGGTGATCCAAACAGCGAGAAGAAGGTTGAGCAGCTCAATCAGAAGCTTATATCCTTAAAAACAAAGTATGCCCTTGATTACCAAAAAGCTGATAACAAGCAAGTTGAGGATAGTAAGATGAAATGGACAGACCTTTTCAAGTCAATTAGTGATGGATTCGGGAAGTCAATCGGCGGGTTTATTGTCGGAACAAAAAACTTTCAGTCCGCTATGCTTGGTGTCTGGCAAGGAATACAAGGCGCGTTTGAGACGATGATCGGGAATATGATAGCAAAATGGACGGCAGGGGAGTTGGCAAAGCTTGCAGTAACACTTGGAATACTTCCTGCTCAATCAGCGGGCGAAGCGGCGGCATCAGCAACAAGCATAGCGACAAAAAAAGCTGAAGCGGCGATGACTATACCGGCATCAGCCGGTATAGCAGCGGGAGAGGCAGCCGCATCCGTTGCAGGAATCCCTTACGTTGGCCCTGAAATGGCAGCCGCAGCCTATGCGTCAACTATG